CGCCAGCTCCGCCGCCGTGGCGCGGTCGGCGACCAGGCGCGCGGCCTCGGCCTCGTGGCGGCCGCTGGCGCCGTCGAGGATCTTGCGCTGGGCGGCGGCGCGCTCCGCCAGCCGCTCCAGCTCGCCCAGGCCCAGCAGCCGGGCGAACAGGGCCTTTCGCTCGGGCACCGTGAGCGCGAAGAAGTTGCCGCCGCGGTCCTGGGCGGCGAAGGCGGCCGCCATGAACACGGACTGCGCAGGGAAGATCCGCGCCACGGCCTCGTCGTAGTCGCTCACGCGTCCGGCGGTGATGGGCTGGCCGTCCTCGAACAGGAACGCCTCCTCCTTGCCGCGGCCGCCGGACGCGCCGGGGTCCACGTTCACCAGCAGGCGGTAGGTCCGGCCCATGAAGGCCAGCTCCAGGTCGATCTCCGCGTCGCGGCTGCTGGCCCAGTCCTTGAGGCTGCCCGGCCTGCTGGACATGGTCCGGTACAGCGGCGCGGGCCCGAGCACGTCGAGCAGCGTGGTCTTCCCCTCGCCGTTGCCGCCGCGCACGGCCACGAGGCCCGGGGGCAGCTCGGACAGGTCAAGCTCCACGGGGGAGGCGTAGCGGGTGATCCCCTTGAACCGCAGTCTGATCGGCCTCATGGATTCTCGTCCTCGTCGTCGCGCAGGTTGATCACGAGCGAGCATCGGCAGTTGATCACCGGCTGCAAGCTCCAGGGGCCCAGATCGCGCAGCTCGCGGCCGAGCGCGACGGCCGCGCCGCGCATGTGCAGGGCGATGATCGCCGCCCACAGGGCGGGATCGGACAGGATCGGCGCGCCGATCACGTCGTCGCGCTGCTGTGTTGGCGGGCAGTCCTCGGGCATGGCGGGCTCCTCCAGCGTCGTATACGCCACGGCGGCGCAAATCGCAAGCGCAATCACGCCAGCGCGGCGCGCGTCTCCACGGTCAGGGCCTCGTCGTCGCCGGCCTCCATCTCGGCCAGCAGGTCGAGCGCCGCCTGCTGCTCCAGCGCGTCGGGCTGTGTGGCGAGCGTGCTCCAGTAGGCCAGCAGCTCCTCGCGGTGGTTCGGTGCGGCGGCCACCTCGGGCGCGCGGACGCGCAGGGTGGGCTCGATCTTCTTCTCGGCCTGGACGCGGTGGGCGCCCGCGAGCGCCAGCCGGCCCAGCTCGTCCGCCCAGGGGCAGCCGGCTACCCACTGCTCGGGCACGACCAGCCGCGCGCGCACCTCGGCGCCGGCCGCGGCGGTCAGGTCCGCGTCGCTGGGGCGCGTGATCCAGCGCGGCGCCCCGTCCTCATGGTCGGCCGCCCAGCGCCAGTCCAGGGTCAGGAAGTCCCTGCAGCGCGTGGCGCGGCGCTGGACGCGAGCAGGGTGTCGACCATGCGCAGCGCCGCCGGGGTAGAACGCCTCCTCAGCGCCAAGGTTGACGTCGGCACGATGCGCCGTTGTGCCCGCCATGACCTCTACGAGGTGCCAGCCCTTGGGATCGACCTCGCCGTAGTCGTTCCTCCAGGGGCTGCCCGGATACCAGCAACGCAGCGCGGGCTCCTGGCGGAGGTGCAGGTGGCCCAGCGCGCCGTAGTCCACGGGCAGGCCGTCGAGCTGCGCCGGGGTAAGCTCGATCTCCTGGCCGGCCAGCACCTCGCCGCCGGCCGTGCTCGAGCCCGCGACCTGGAGGTGCGCGGCCAGGACGTGGACCTCGGCCGGCGCGGTGGCGCGGCGGCGGCGGATCCGGTGCGCCCACAGGCCGACCAGCGCGCCCAGGCGATCTCCGACGAGGCGCTGGCTCTCCGCCAGCCCGCGCGGGGCGTCCTCGCCCGCCAGCAGCCAGCGCTTGCTCGGGTAGGGGATCGCGTAGACGTGCGCGACGCCGGCCGGGGTGGGCACCTCGACCACGCGGGCGGTCTTCACCACGATCACCGGCCACTCGCCGCCGAGGTGCTCCAGGGCGTCCAGGTCGGGGTCGTGGTCGTGGTTGCCGTAGACCACGACGACGGGCGCGACGCCCGCCAGCCGGACCACGGCGGGGAACAGCACGGCCCGCTCAAGCGGGCTGGAGCGGTGCGGCACCGTCCGCCCGTAGAAGTCCCCGGTGAGCAGTACCAGATCGGGGCGGGCCTCGAGCATGGCGTCGACCATGCCCGAGAGCGTCTCGGCCTGATCGGCCAGCCGCGGCCCCTCGGTGACGTGGAGGTCGGAGGCGTGGGCGATCCTCATCAGCGCCCCCCGCCCTGGCGGCGCTTCTGCTCGGCCTTCGCGTGGGGCCTGCAGAGGATCACGCCGAGGTTCCTGGAGCACCACTGCGCCAGGTCGTCCGAGACGTGGGCGCCGCACCCGGGCTCCTCGCAGGTGTCGTCGGGCATGGGCTCCTCCTCCAGCACCTGCTCGGGCTCCGGCTGCTGCTGGGGGGGCGCCTGGGGCGCCGCCTGGGGCGCCGCTGGGGCGGGCGGCGGCGCCTCGGCGGGCTGCTGGGCCGCCGGGCCCGGGAGCGCGGCCAGGGCGCCGGGGTCGGCCAGCACGGGGCCGCCTGGGCCGAAGAGGCGGGCGCTGATCCCAAGCTCCTCCATCGCCAGCAGCAGGTCGATCCGGGGGTCGGGCGGCGGGCAGAACACCAGCGCCGGCCAGACGAAGGGCTCGCCCGCCTGATCGCGGTGGTAGGCGGCCTGCAGGCCCAGCAGGGCGCGCACGACGCGGGCCTTCGCGCGGCTCTCGCACAGCTCGGCGCCGGCCATGCGCGCCTTCGCGAGCTGTGCCGGCGAGGCCATACCGTTGGACGCAGCCGACCCGTCGCGCAGGTCCAGCTCCTTGTTCGCCCGCTCGGTGCGGCGCTGGCCGTTGAAGTAGCGGATCGAGGCCGCGGCGCGGTAGCGCCAGACCAGCTTGGTCTCGCCCTGGTCGACGCGGGTGCTCTCCAGCCACTCGATCCCGGTCACCTGGGCGAGCAGGTTGATCGCGCTCCAGTGCATCGCGAGCTTGCCGCTGTCGATGTACCAGAGCCCGTTAGACTTTGCGTCCTGCTGATCCCTGGAGAAGCGCGCGTCGAAGGCCACGAGGCGGAAGCTGATCCCGTAGTGCCGCGGGATGTGCTCGATCCGCACCTCGGGCGCCAGCACGTTCAGGCCGGCGTCCACGGCGCGGACGAGCGCCAGCCGCGCGACGGCGGTGTCGGTCACGAGGTCGCCGGGCAGTCCGTAGGTTGCGGGGTCGATGCGGCGCGTCACGAACTCCCACTCGGCGCGGCGACGCTCCTCGGGGGTGGGCTCGGGCGGCTGCTGGGGTGGCGCCTGGGGCGCCGGTCGGGGCTGGGCCATGGTCGGGTCTCCTCCCCCGCTTGGTCGCGCGGGGTCGTGGTTCAGGCCGCCGCGCAGGCGCGGCCGCCGTCGGTCAGGTGAAGGATCTCGTCGCGCTCGTCGACCAGGAGCTGCTCGGCGAGCCGCTCCAGGGCGCGCTTCGCGCCGGGGTAGGCGCGGCCGGCGGCGCGCACGGTGCGGCCGACCTCGGGCTGGCTGGCGATCCAGCCCAGCAACTCGCGGTCGCCGGGCCAGAGCACGGGCTCGAGCAGCGCGGAGGCGGGCAGGCCGAGGTAGGCCAGCACCTCGTCCAGGTCGGCGGTCGTGAGCGGGCGCACGTCCGAGGCGCTGGGGGGGCCGAGCTTGCGCGCGAGGTAGCTGTGCGTCTTGCCGATCCCGGTCGAGACCGCGGTGGGGCTGGTGCCCGCGCGCGCGATCAGGGCCAGCAGGCGGACGCGCACCACCTCCGAGACGGGGATCGTGGGGTCGTGGATCATGGCGGGGTCTCCTGTCGTGGTGGGTAGTTTACGCCAGCGCGGCGCCGCTCGCAAGTCCAGCGGCGCCAGCGCGGCGCGTTCAGCGGGGGAAGCCGAGGAGAGCGCCCAGGTCCATCTTCGCGCCGTCGGCGCCCAGGGCCGCGGCCGCCTCCTGGAAGGCCAGGACCGCGGGCACGGCGTCGGCCATGCGGCGGAGGTTGGCCTGGATGCGGCGGGCGCGGGCGAGCCCGTCGCCCTCGAGGCCGTGCGTGTCCTCAACGGGGGGCGTCGGCGGGGCCGGCGGCGCAGCGGCGACGGGGGCCTCCGCGGGCGGGTCGGCGGGCGGCCTGCGCTGGCCGGGCCTGGCGCCGGCCTCCACGCGCTGCAGGCGGCCGAGGAGGCGGTCCAGGATCGTCGGGCGGCGCTGGTGCGCCTCCTCGTAGCGGAGCGCCATGCGCAGCAGCGGCGCCTCCCAGGCCAGGGGGCCGGCGAGCGCCGCGGTGTTCTCGCGCACGCTCCCGACCAGCCCCACGAAGGCGGCCAGCACGTCCGGGCCGAGCCCGGTCCCGTTGGTGTCGGCCTGCTGGCGCAGCCAGTCGGCCGGGCTCTCGGCCGCGGCGCTGGGATCGGGGGCGTTGGCGGGGGCGGGCGCCGCCTCGCGGAGCAGCTCGGGCGGCTCGTCGGCGACCACGGTGGCGATCACTGCGCCGTCCGGCCCCTCCTCGATCCAGGTCTCGCGCTGGCCCAGCTCGGCCCAGGCCGCCGCGTCGTCGCCCTCGTCGTCCCCGGGCATCGGGTCGTCCTCGTCCCCGCCGGGCATGGGATCGTCGTCGTCGCTGGCGCCGTCGGGCAGCGCGGCGGGGCCGGCGCCCGCGAGCTGGAGCCTCCGGCGGTGCAGCAGCCCGTCCAGGCCCAGCACGGCGGTCACGTTGTCGCCGCGCCCGACGTGCTCGCGTCCGCGGCGCGCCACCTCGGCCAGGCAGGCGTCCACCTCCTCGAGCGTCCCCAGGCCGTCGACCAGCGCCTGCACCTCTTCGCGGCGGGGCAGCACGCACAGGCGCGCGGGCAGCTCAAGCTCGAAGGCCGCCACCTCCTCGCGGTCCCAGCCGTCCTGCAGGGCCTTGAGCGCGCGCGGCGGCCAGCCCTCGGGCGCGGCGCCGGGGCGCAGCTTGCCGTCCCGCCACGCCGCGGCGCCCTCCTCCTCGAAGCGCACGCGGTCGGCCTCGCGCACGCGGCGCGGCGCGCTCCGGCCCTGCTGCGCGGCGCCCTGGTCCTGCCCCTCCTGTCGGGCGGCGGCGAGGGCCTCGTGCGCCCGGCGCAGCTCGACGGCCGCGTTCCAGGCCGCCGCGACGCGCTCGGTGGGCTCCTCGTCGAGCCCCTCCAGCCAGAAGATCACCGTCTGGCCGGGCTCGCCCTCCAGGTCGAAGGTCTCGATCTCATGGTCCTTGAGCCACTTCAGCGCGCCCTCACACAGGTCGAGCAGCGCGGAGCGGCTGGGCGTCGCGGCCGGCTTCTCCGGGGTCGGCTTCTTTGCGGCCTCGATCCGCGCCTTGAACTCGGCCACGCCGTCGGCGTTCAGGTGCAGCCGGTCGGCCACCACCTCGTCGAGCTGATCGAGCAGCCAGCGCACCTCGCGGCGCTCGGTGTCCGACCCGTGGGGGGGCAGCACCGTCACGCCGCACGCGACCAGGTCGGTCAGGGCGGCGCGCAGCTCGGCCACGGCGCGCAGCTCCTCGGCGCGCTCGGGGCGGATCTGGGCCGCGTCGGCCTGGAGGACCGCCTGCACGCCCGGGGCCACGGACGCGACCGCCCGTCGGAGGGTCTCCTGGTCGCTGGGCCGCGTCGGCTCCAGCGCCGGGCCGGCCTGCGTGCGCCGCGCCAGCTCGGCGGCGATGGCGTGCTGCACCCACGCGCGGGTGTCGGCCTGGGCCAGCGCGTCCAGGTCGGCCTCGGACAGCCCCGCCAGCGCGGGCTCGAGCACGTCGCGCGGCTTGCCCGCCAGATCGGCGACGCTGGCTGAGGGCGCGTCGGGTAGGACGAGGACGTGCGTGCCGGGGATGAGCGCCTCCCGGCCCGCCTTGTTCTTGACGCGCACCTGCCCGTCGGGGAGGTGCTCCATGATCGTCACGACGACGCCCTTGGGGCTGCTGTAATCGCGCCCCACCTGGGCGGCGCTGGCCTGGATGGTCTGCATGGTCGGCTCCTGAGCGGGCTGGATCGCCCGCGTGGGGTCAACCTACGCCACCACGGCGCGACGCGCAAGCGATCAGACGCCGACGCGGAGCGATCACAGATCGCTCGGGCGCTCCAGGACCGTGATCGTGAAGCGATCTCCGAACCCGGCCGCGGCCTGGGCGTCGCACAGGCCCATGAGCTGCTCCAGGTCGCCGCGCCGGGGCAGCACGGGGCAGCCCTCCGACCACGGGCCGACGGCGACGGCGCCCTTCTCGCCCGCGCGGTGGACCTGGATCCCCTGGGCGGTGGACGACGCGCCGCGTCCGGCGAGGAAGTCGGCGACGGACAGGTAGCGCAGCACGGGGAGCGGGCCCACGGCCGAGAGGCAGCGGTAGGCGCCGCGGTGCGTCCCGAAGGTGAGCGCCCGGCGGTGCTGGCCGAGCGCGAGCTGGGCCACGCCGTCCGCGCGCGGCGGGGCCTCCAGGGGCGCGCGGCCGGGGTCGGCCGTGCAGGCCCACGCCTCGGCCCTGGGCCGGCCGTCCTGGCCGATCCAGGCGCAGGCCAGCAGGTCGTCATAGGCGTCGAGCTGGCCGGGCTTGGCGCGCAGCAGGACGAGATTCAGGTTGTAGGCGCCCGCGCCGAAGAAGGCGAAGTTGTGGGCGCGGAGCAGGGCCTGGAGCTGGGCGTAGGTGGGGATCATGGGAGGGTCAGGATCCTGTAGTAGACATGCCAGGTCATGCTATTAGCGGCGTTGCCGCCGGTCATCTCAGAGCCGCCCGTGTTGTGCAGGCACAGCAGCACGTTCACCACGGGCGCGCAGTTCTGGGCCGCCACGTAGGCGTAGGTCGGGGTCGTGGTGTTGACGAAGTTGGTCGCCGTGCTGCCCGAGCGGACGGCGCCCGTGCTGTTGTTGTCCCGGATCGCGCACTGCTGGGGGTTGGTGTAGGCCCCAGCAGCGGTGTTGCAGTAGCCGAAGGCCGCCACGAGCTCGAGGATCTTTCCCGCCCCGGGCGCGGCTACCAGGGTCTTCGGGCTGGCACGCAGCGCCAGGATCTCGGCGTTCGTGACGGTGACGACGGCCTTCTTGAGGCCATTGTCCCCCAGGGAGATGTCCGGGTTCCCGCTCACGCCGTCGGCGTTGGTGAGCGAGAGGAGGCCGTCGGCGTTCTGCAGGGTCCGGCTGGCCCAGGTGTCGGAGCCAGTCCTGGCGGCGAGGCCGGTTCCAGAGAGGGCCTCCAGCGCGGCCAGGTCGTTCGCCAGTGCCAGCGTCGGGTTCCCGCTCACGCCGTCGGGGTTGCTGATCGTGATCCCCGCCGCGGGCGCGGTGAGCGTGCGCGACGCCCAGGTGTCGCTCCCGGTGCGCGCGGCCAGCCCCGTCCCGCCGAGCCCCTCCAGCGCGGCCAGATCGTTCGCCAGCGCGAAGGTCGGCGAGCCGCTCACGCCGTCGGGGTTGCTGATCGTCAGGCCGGCGGCGGGCTGCGTGAGCGACCGCGTCTGCCAGGTGTCCGAGGCCGTGCGGACGGCCAGCCCGGTCGTCCCGAGGCCCTCGAGCGCGGCGAGGTCGTTGGCGAGACTGAGCGTGGGGTTCCCCGCCACGCCGTCGCCGTTGGCGACGCTGATCCCCGCGGCCGGGGCGGTCAGGGTGCGCGTCGCCCAGGTCCCCGAGCCCGTCCTGGCGGCGAGGCCGGTGCTGGACAGGGCGGCGAGCGCGACCAGGTCCGCGTCGAGGCTGGCGCTGAAGACCGCCCAGGTGCGGTCGCCGCGCAGGTACATCGTCGCGTCGGGCGCGCCCGTGCCCAGCGCTGCGTCGGATACCAGCCCGTCGGCGTCGAGGCCCGCGTAGCCCCCGTCGGCGTCCTTCTCCGAGCGGAGCTGGTAGTCCCCCAGCCCCTCCCCGATCAGGGCGAGGAGGCGGTTGCGCGTGTCCGCGCGGGGCGCAATGGCGTTGTCCTGCACGGGCGCCTCCTACTCGACCACGCAGGGGCCGATCCAGACCGCGGTGATCGCCTGCACCACCTCGGGGCCGTCGTCCGCATGCCCGGCGAGGTCGTAGATCTCGACGTAGACGCGGTCCTGGCCGCCGCTGGCGAAGCGGTCCACGAAGCCGCGGCGCCCCAGCGTGTAGTCCGCGTCGTAGGCCATGACCCACTTGTTCGTCGGGCCGTTGCTCTCCCGCATGGTCACGAAGACGCGGGCGGCGCCGGTGAGCGCGTCGGCGGTGCAGGTGAGCGTCCCGCCGCCGACCGCGTTCACCTGGTCGATGCTGTAGTCCTCCTCGGCCTTGCCGATGATGGTGAGCGTGGTCTCGTCCGCGCTGAGTGTGGCGGTCAGCAGGTCGTCCAGGGTGCCGTCCGCCTCAATGCCGGCCTTGATCGCGGCCAGCGCCGCGGCCGTGTCGTCGAAGGGGCCGCTCACAACGAGCGCGTTGCCGTCGAAGGTGAGGTCGATCTCGCTTGCCAGCTCCAGGCCGTCGCCGGTGAAGACCGCCGTGCGGTAGGCCACGTTCTCCCGCACCTCGACGACGACGTAGGTCTGGAGGCTGTTCTCCAGGTACACGCCGTCGCCGGTGCTGTCCGGCGCCCCCTCGTGGCCGGTCTGCTCGACCCACTGGGGCTTGCGCCCCGCGGCGAGGATGGAGAGGAGATTGCCCTTCTCGAAGGCTCCGGCCATGGTCTACCCCTCCCAGTTGATGCGGCGCGGGGTGGACCGCGCCAGGTCCACGTCGGCGTCCGCCGCGTAGGACCGGAAGTACTCGGGGTGGTTGCCCCGCACGAAGCTGTAGAACAGGGTCTCCCCGATGGTGAGCCCCTCAAAGCCGGCGAACACCCGCGTCCCGTCCGTGTCCACGCAGGACGGCGCGCGCAGGTTCGCCACCTGGGATCGCCACACGAGCGCCAGGGTGCGCTTGCAGTAGCAGGCGACCATCCCGGTCGGCACGGGGGTCGCCAGCCCGACCACGACGTAGCGCTGGTCGACGGCGATGCTGCCCACGGTGTAGGCGCCGAGGTCCAGGCTGTTGATCAGCTCGCCGTCGGCGAGCCCGAACACCTGGAGGTGAGGATCGCCGGCCGCCTGATCGTGGCCCAGGTAGATCCGCTCGCCGTCCGTGCAGAGGCGGCCCTGGCTGATGTCGTCGCCGATCACCTGGTTCCAGCGGCGGAGGGTGCTGTCGGATCCGTTGACGCCCTCGCCGGTGGCGTCCGTGCCAGTGTCCGCGTTCAGCGCGCGGAAGTTGGCGCCGCTCGGGAGCGAGCTGGGCCCGCCGCCGATGATCACCATGCCCCCGGCCGCGCACACGCTGTAGAGCGTGGCGCCGTGGTCAAATTCCCAGACCTGGGAGCCGTCGGCCAGCTCCAGGCAGCGGCACGACACGTCCCCGTCCAGGCCGCCGACGAGGTACACCCGGTCGTTGTAGATGCACACGTCGTAGACGCCCGCCCCGTGGTCGAAGACCCACCGCTGCGTCCCGTCCCACTCCCAGCACTCGACCGTGTTGCCGTAGCAGGCCACGACCACGTAGCCGTCGCTCACCACGCGGTACAGCGTGCCGCTGTTCGTCGCGAGGTAGCTCTGCACGTTGGTCCCGAGCGCCGCCCGGGTGCGGCGGCTCACCGCGGCGCCGCCCGCCGACACGCTGGTCTCGATCATGACCAGCACGGCCTCGCCGGTGCTCCAGATGGACTGAGCGTCCATGGGCTGCGTGTCGCCGCTGGTGCGGACGTCGCCGGGCACCAGCGCGCGGTCGGTCTCGTCGACCAGCCCCAGCTCGCCGTCGTCCAGGTCGGTGATCGCCTCCTCGAGCGAGGTGTAGGCCACCACGACGCCGGACAGGTAGTCCAGCCAGGTTCCGACGGCGTTCCAGAACCAGTTGACATACTGCGCCGGGGGCAGATCCTCGGGCACCCAGCCGTCGGCCTTCTCCTGCGTCGAGGGCTCGGTGATCTCGGCGTCTCCGCCGGTGGCCCAGGTGGGCGGGTCGATGGTCGGTCGTGGCATTAGAACACCCGAGAGAGCTTGCCGACACCGTACCCCGAGGCGGTCGGCGCCGCTACGAAGCCCAACTCGCCCTCGAAGCCGAAGGGCGCGCGGTACGCCTCGATCAGCACCATGGCGACGCCGGCCGGCTTGACGTCCTCCATGATCCGGCGGACGCGCCGCCGCACGGGGCGCGACATGGGGCGGTCGCGCAGGCACTGGAGCTTGTAGCCGGCGGGGTACATGGGGAGGTACTTCACCTCGCTCTCGCCGGTGACCAGCTTCCAGATCGCCAGGATCTCGTCGACCGTGCCCGTGCAGGTGTTCGCCATGATCCGGGCCTGGACGAACTTTCTGTAGTCGCGGTCCTCCAGGGGGCCGCGCTTCTCGCCCACGATCCCGCCCCACTGGTCCAGCAGGGCGCCGGTTGCGACCTCGAGCTGGCGGTCAATCACCAGGGCGAAGAGCTGGTCCTCCAGCTCCTGCGCCCCGTCGCCCAGCGCCGCCACGAGGGCGCAGGTGCGCGGCTTGTCCCAGTCCTGCGAGAGCAGCCGCTTCACGTTGCGGGCCGCGTGGTCCGGGATGTAGCTGAGCTGCGTGCTGGCGCGGCTGGTCTCGGCCACGGGCTACTCCTCGACCGTGTTGGTGCCGAGGGTGGGGTACTCGGTGGTGTCGGGCACGATGTCCACGGCCCCGCCGTTGAGCAGCAGCACGGCGCCGTCGATCCCGTCGATGGCCGCGACCAGGGCCAGGATGGACAGGCGCCGCACGGCGTCGCCCACGCCCAGGGTCAGGAAGTAGTCCGAGACCGCCTCCTGCACGGGCTCCTCCACGTCCTCCAGCTCGTAGCCGTCGGCCAGGTTCACCGTGATCTCGACGTCCACCTCGAGGGCGTCGGCGTAGTCGAACTTGATGGTCTTGGAGAAGCCGTCGAGCCCGGTGACCGTGGCGGTCACGTCCGTCCCGTTGGTGCTGATCCCGGCGGGGATCGTGGCGTAGATCGCCTCGGCGACGCCGGCCTTCTGGTCGTCCGTGAGGGTGGACGGGTAGACGATCACGGCGATGGACTTCGCCGCCAGGGTGAGCCCCTCCACCACGGCGGAGACGATGCTGGTGTTCTCGATCACCGTGGCCGCCTCGACGCCGTCCAGCGCCAGGATCGCCGCGCGGATCGCGTTGAGGCTCCGGCTCCCGCCGGTCTGGAGGGACTGCTGGCGGCGCTTGCGCAGGGCCGCGTCGCTCTCGCGCTCCTCGCCGGCCGTGGCGGGGTCGGCGTTGGTGACCGCCGTCCAGCCGCTGAACGGGGTCACGATGGTCGTCAGCTCGTCCGCGTCGGCCTCCACGGCGCCGGGGTCCTCGGCCTGGGCGATCACGGTGCCCGTCCCGCCGCTGAGCGTCACGTCCGCGGTCGTGGCCCAGCGCGTAGTCCCGTCCGGCCCGCCACCCTGCACCAGCGCGCCCTCGCGGATGATCGTCCCGCTGGTGCCGGTGAGCGTGAGCAGCACCGTCGAGTAGGTGGCCTCGGTGCGCGTCACGCCGACCAGGAGCGCCAGGTTGTCGAGCTGGAGGCCGGTGGCGTTGTTCACGTCGAAGGCGTCATAGACCGCCTGCGAAGCCTCGGCGAGGTCCCCGAGCTGATCGGCCATGATGGCGGACAGGGCCCCGAGGAAGGTGTCGTTCTCCCACTCGATCACCAGCCCCGTCCGCTCCTCGAAGGCCGAGCGAATCAGAGTGAGAAAGTCCGCGGCGCGCGGCGCGGTGTAGCCCTCGTCGGAGATCCCATAGTCGGGCATGGTTCAGCTCGCGGGGGCGATGCGCCTGGGGCGCAGCAGCAGCCGGTAGGCCGGCTGTCGGTTGCCGGCGCCGGGGGCGCCGAGGGGGAGGAGGGTGGCGGCCACGTCGCCGAGCTCGGTGCGGATCGTGCCCGAGTAGGTGAGCGTCCGCGTGTCGCGGTCCAGCTCGCCCGTCCAGTCGTCCACGCGCACCACGCCCGGGGTCGTCTCGATGGCGCGGCGCACCAGGGCGCCGATCTCCGCCACGCGCGGCGGCTTCTGCGCGATCCAGTCCCAGAAGGGAAGGCCGAAGGTGAGGTCGGCGAACCACTCCCCATAGAAGGCGCGCAGGCGGCGGCCCACGCGCTGGGCGATCAGGTCGAGGCCAGTGATGAAGCGCGCCCGGACGGGGAGGTCCCCGTCCTCGCCGAGGCCGATGTCGTAGCCGGTCGGGGTTGGCGTGCTCATGGCCTCCAGGGTAGCGGCTGCCTACCCGCCGCGCAAGGTCAGCCGCTCCTCGCGGAACAGGGCCAGCTCGGCGTCCCAGGTGCAGGTCAGCAGGGGCCGCCCGTCGGGGTCCTGGGGGACGCCCGTGGTGATCACCGCGGGGGGCAGGCCCGCGTCCTCGGCATAGGCCACGTCGTAGACCGTCTCCAGCAGCGCGGCGGCCGCGTCCTCGGGCGTGATCTCCACGTCGAGCGCGACGGTGTAGGTGGCGCCGCCCTGGGCTGCATCGCAGAACCAGACGTAGGGGCCGAGGAAGGGCTGCTCGAGCTGGACGGGCACGCTGTCCGCGGTGTCGCACGGCACCAGGTCGCACGGATCGATGGGGGTGCCGGTCTCGCCCGTCTCCCCGGTCTCGCTGGTGTCCGAGGTGTCGCTGGGGGTGCCGGTGTCGTCGGCGCCACTGTCCTCGCAGGCGAGGCAGGGGGCCTTGTCGTCACACGTGGCGAGGAGAAGGCAGAGGGCGGTCGTGTAGCGAGGGGGCATGGTCGGTGCTCCAGGCGGTGGGGGCTCTTGGTCGGTGCTCCCCACCTTGCCACTACATGGCTCGGGGTGGGCGGTTGTGCAGAACTTTGTTGAGGCCCCGTCTGATTACGCCACGGTGGCGTAATCCGCAAGTCGAAACCGCGACGCTACTCCGCTTTGACCTTCGCCGCGGCGGTGGACGCCGGCCAGCCCGTGCCCAGAAGCGCGGTCAGGATGGTCTTCAGCGCGGCGCCGCCGTCCTCGGGCACCGGCGTCCAGCCGCTGAACGCCGTCGCGAGCTGCTGGAGCGCCGCGTCCACGAGCGTCGCCAGCGCCACGTAGGAGGTCGCGGCCGAGCTCCCCAGCCGCACCTCGGCGCCGCGCACCACGAGCGCGCCAGCGGCCAGGCCCTCGGCGCCCACGGGAGCCGCTGGGCTGCGCAGGGCGGGGATCGCCACGGCGTCGGACAGGTCGTGGCGCCGCACGTCGCGGGCCGCGTGCGAGCTGCCCGCGGTGCTGCGCCACTCGTCCAGGCTGCGCTCGCAGAAGACGAGGAGCACCGTGTCCCCCGCCTCGAGCGGCCACACGATGGAGAAGTCGCCGGCCCCGGGGAAGGCGACGGGCACGTTGGGGATCGCCGGGGCCTCGTAGTCCGTGATCGCCCCGTCCTTGTCGCGGGCCTTGAACTGGACCGCCGGCTGCACCGTGGCCGTCTGGCTGTCGGGGTCGTAGCTCTGCACCACGCCCGGGAGGGCCGTGTGGACGCGCGCGAGCTGGGCGCGGATCGCCTTCTGGAGTAGGTCGGTGTCGGAGGGGGTGTCGGCGGCCATGGTCAGCTCCTGGGCTTCCCCTGTACCACGACGTAGTAGGGCGTGTCCCAGCCGCTGTCGCCCTGGAACTGCACGTCCCCGGCCGTGTAGAACCCGGTGTAATCCTCGCTCTCGACCTTGAACACCTTGCCGGGCCGGATCCCGGGCTCGAGCAGCGCCCTCACCTGGATCCCGCCGTCCTTCGGGCTGGGGCTCCCGATCAGGTTGCCGGTCGCGGCCGAGAACACCACGGCGGCCTCGCCCGTGTCCTCGCCGGTGCCCACGAACTGGAGGGCCCCGTCCCGAATGAACCAGTCGCTGCCCAGGCTGTCGGCCAGCCGGTCGAGCACGTCGCGGGCGGGGCCGGCCAGGACGATCCCCTTGGGGAACACCAGGGCCTCGTCGACGCGGATCGTGCCCTGGGGGAGGCCCATCTGCGCGGCCACGGCGTCGAAGACCTGGCGCGCCGTGGTCTGCGTGGTGAAAGACACGCTCACGCGGCTGTCCGCGTAGCTGCGCCCGCCGTCCTGGGCCTCGATGTGCAGCACGCGGTCGGGGCCTCGGCGGTCCAGGCGGACGCCGTTTTTGACCGGGTTGCCGACGAAGATCAGGCGCGGCACGTCGTAGCCGACCAGCAGCCGCACCTCGGCGGCGCTGTCCTGGGCCAGCGCCACGCTCGCCGGGTTGACGTTGTAGATCTCCAGCGTCGCGCTGTTCGGCGAGCTGGCCCGGCTCATCTTCACGTCGAAGCTCACGCGCAGCCCGGCGAAGGACTTGCCCGTCTCGCCGGGGCTGCCCACCTGGACGAAGACCTGGCGGCGCCAGAGGGCCACTACAGCACCCGCACGAACACGTCGGGCTCGGCGGCCGGCGCGGCCGCGGCCAGCTCGGCGCGGGTGTAGTAGATGAGCTTGAGCGCGTCGCCCAGGTCCGCGCGCGCGTAGCCGTCCAGGCCGCGCACCACGAAGAGGCCCTCGGGCCCGTCGGGCAGGCTGAGCCCGAAGAAGGGGCCCCAGCCCGCGGACAGGCGCCGGCCCAGCGCCAGGGGCGTCTCGTCCAGCAGGTACAGATCGGCGTACCAGCCCTGCAGGCGGTCGCGCCAGGTCAGCCGGAGGCGGTACTGCGTGCTCTCCAGCGTGAGCGTCTGCTTGAAGGCGGGCAGGCCGGGGAAGGTGGAGACAGCGAGGCCCATCTACGGCTCCGCGCCGACGGAGGTGAGCAGGTCGAGGAGGAGGCTGGTGTCGGCCTCCTCCTGCGCGGGGGCGTCCTCGGTGGTGTCGGTGGGCTGCTCGCCCACGTCCTGCTCGTCGGGGAGGCCCGCGCTGCTGGTCTGCTCGGGGGGGATCTCGACCAGCCCGGCCGTCGCGAGGGTGACCTGCTTGAACTCCAGGTCGAAGGTGAACCGTCGCACGTTGTCGGCGGTCGTGGGGTAGCGCGTGAGGACCATGTTCTGGAGCGTGCCGAAGGCCGCGGTCACCACGGTCAGCAGCTCGCCGGCCGCGGCGTCCAGGAAGGCCAGGGCCTGCGCCGTGCGGTCGGCGCCGCCCGAGCTGGCGACGCTGGCGTAGGGCGTCTCGGACACGATCCCCGTGATCGCGAGCTGCTTGGGCTGGCGCTGCGCGTGGTCCGAGACGGTGCTGCCCGTCTCGACCGGGTGATCGGTGACCGAGACGGTGCCCGTGAGCGCGTAGCTGATCACAGCGTCGAAGGTGAGCGTCGTGCGGCCGTCCTCGCGGACGATGGTGATCGGCGTGCTGGGCACCCTACACCTCCGCCGCGTCGTAGCTGGAGGACACCAGCCGCGCCTTCTCGGCCATGACGCGCTCGATCAGCGTGGTCGCCTCCTCGGCGCTGATCCCGATCCCGGTGATCGTGATCGTGTCCCCCTGCACGGTCTGGGAGACGGTGCGGCTGGTGCTGGAGGTCCCCGCCGCGCTGCTGGCCATGCCGTAGCCCGAGGAGGCCGACGCCGGGGCGTAGGAGCTGCTGGAGGCCGGCGCGGCGCTCGAGGCGGTGTAGGTGCCGGCGCCAGCGTTGGGCGCGCCCGTGTTGCCCCCGAGCGCGCTGGTGACCGCGTTCAGGCCGGCCGTCGCCGCGTCGAGGATCGGGGCCAGGGCGTCCAGCGCGGCGCCGACCTCGTTCATCAGCACCCCGGCGAACAGCTTGGCGAGGTCGATGGCGGGCTGAATGGCCGCCACGAAGGCGTCCCAGGCCGCGGACAGGGTGCCCAGGGCTGCGCCGCCGAGCTGGCTGAGGGCCTCCATGAACCGGCTGATCGCCCCCAGCAGGCCGGGCGCCTCGCGCCACTTCTCGATCAGGCGGCCAAACACGCTGTCCCCGCCCTGCAGGTAGGTCCAGAAGTCCTGCAGCACCAGCAGGAACGCCGCCACGGCGGCCGCCCAGGCCACGAGCTGGGCGATCCCGGCGGCCACGGCCGCCACCACGGCCACGAGCGCCCAGCCGCCGCCCACGAAGGCCGCGGCCGCGCTCACCGCGGAGACGATGCTGGCGATCAGGAGGCCGATTTGGACCACGACGTAGGCGATCCCGGCGGCCCCAGCGAGCGCCGCCAGCACCGCGCCCAGCTTCTCCCAGCCCTCCACGCCGCCCACGAGCTTGTTCACGGTGGCGACGGCCGTGGCGAGCGCGTCGAAGGCGTCGGCGATCCGCTCGGCCCAGGCACGCACCTCCTCCGAGATCAGGTCGCGGTTGGCCTGTACCCACTGGAGGAACTCGCCGGTCAGGCGGATCAGCGTGGGGATCACGGCGCTGGACAGCTCGTTGCGCAGGCTCACCGCGAGCGCCTCGAGGACGGACACCTGGGCGCCGAAGTCCGTCGCGGCCTGGAGCGCGTCCTCGGACATGACGAGGCCGAGCTGCTCCGCCTCGATCCCCAGCCGCTCCAGGCCGTCGGCGCCCAGGGACAGGACCGGGATCACCTTGCGCGCCAGGTCGTCCCCGAAGATCGCGTTGGCAGCCGCCAGCCGCTCCGTCGAGCTGGCGGTGCGCGCCATACCGTCGGCGACCAGCCGGAGCAGCTCGGCGGGGTCGGCGGCCTTGACCTGCTCCATGGTCAGGCCGAGGGCCTTGAAGGCGTCGATCTGCGCCTGGCTGCCCGAGGCCGCCCCCTGCTGGGCCAGCGTGAGCTTGGTCAGCAGCGTCGCCAGATCCTCGGTCGTCCCGCCGGTCTTCTCGATGGCGTAGGCGAGCTCCTGGTACTGCTGCGTCGTGAGCCCCAGGGTCTCCGCGCTCTGCTCGACGGTGCGGGCGTAGCCGGCGGTCGAGACCGCCCCGGCGATGGTGGCCGCGGCCACGGCCGCCACGGCCGCCGCGGCTGCGGTCGCCACCTGGACGAGGTTGCCGAGCGCCTCCTTGCCGCGCTCGACGGCCCCGTCGAACGCCTCAAGCTCCTCGGTGTCGGCGTCGACGCCGATCTTCACCAGCAGCTCTCGGAGGGTGATCGCCATGCCTACTGTTCCTCCTGGCCGGGCTCGGGCCTCAGCTCCTCCAGCGTATCAAGGACGACGTGCGCCTCGTAGAGGTCGCTGAACGTCCAGGTGGTGCGCAGCTCGGCCAGCCCGTCGGGGACCTTGGGCGAGAGCACCACGCGCCACGTCCACCAGTCGACGCCCTGGGCCGCGGCCCGCTCCACGGCCCGGCGGACGCGCCACTCGGGCGCTACCTGGCGCCGGTCGAGGACGTAGCTGGCAGCGACAAAAAACGGTTCACCTGCGCCGCCTCCCAGGCCGCGCGGAGCAGCTCGCCGTAGTTGCGCGTGTAGGCCGCGTCGAAGTGAAGCTGGTTGTCGAGCCGCTTGCCGTCGCGGCTGGTGTACTTCAGGATGCCCCGCACCAGGTCAGTCATGGGCGTCGCCTGGAGTGTGGCGCGCACGTCGGCGCCGAGCGCGGCGAAGTCCACCGCGGCCGAGATCTTCTCCAGGCCCTTCGGATCGTCCATGAGCTGGCGCAGGTTGCCGGCGTCCAGGGTCTGGAGCAGCCCCTTCGCCGCGCGGCCGAGGGGCTCGGCGCCCAGCGCCATGAGCCGCCACATGATGTCCGAGCCCTCCCGCGCGGGGTGGGGCGTGCAGGAGTACTCGTGCGATGCGCCGTCGGCATCGTCGAGCTCGAAGGTGATCGGGTCGGCCATGGTCGGGGGCTCCCTGGTCAGATGCTGAGGTTGGCGCCGAACTTGGCCGTGGTGGCCGCGTTTGGCAGGGCGATCTTGAACTGGCGCTCGCCGGCCGCCTTGCCCTTGCTGGGCACGGGGCGCGCGATGAAGGTGGCGTACTGCTCGGTCACCTTGTCGCCGTTGATCTCGTCCTCCATGCTGAATTCCAGGCGCTCGATCTGCTCGAGGGCGGCCTGGGCCTGCATGAGGTTTGCGAGCTGCTTGTAGGAGAGCGACGTCTCCATGACGGTGATCGTGCAGAGCATGGCCGGATTGTTGATCCGGCTGAAGACGCTCTGGCCGTCGGCCCCGGTCTTCAGCTCGCCAATGTCGGCCGAGTATTCGAACTCGATCCCCCCGTCCTCGCCGTAGCCGCCGATCCGGTAGCCCCCGAGGGTGAGGTAGACGCTCTGCAGGTCGTAGGTCTTGAGCGGGGTGCTCATGGCGTCACTCCGTGATCGGGTCGCGGCTGAAGTAGCAGTTGAACACGAACAGCCGGGCCGAGACGGCGAGCTGCGCGCGCACGGTGAAGCGCATCCGGCGGGCGGTGAGGTCCGCGCTGGTGATTGCCTCGGCGGCGGCGCTGGTCTGGCCCTCGACGAAGTGCCCGGCCGCGACGCCCTGCTGCAGCAGCCCGTCGATCAGCGCCAGGATCTTCTTCTGGCCGGCCTTGCTCACGACGATCTTCTCGCCGCGCGCGCCGTGCTGCACCACGAGGACCGCGGTGCGCTCCTGGAGGCGGGTGGCGAACCAGTCGGCGGTCAGGATCTCGTCCAGCGGCCGGTTGTTCAGGTTGACGCCGGGGTCGGCGACGAAGTCCTCTCCGCCGTAGGGCAGGCCGAGGTTGATGTGGGCGTCCTCAATGGCCGCCAGGCGCTCCGCGGCCGTGGGCGCGGTGCTGTAGCTGTCGACGCCCGCGATGGGGAAGCCGTGCCAGGGGGCCGACCGCTCGTCGGGGTCGTAGACCAGCCGGTTCGCGAGGAAGCCCAGGTCGGCCCAGGCGGTCGAGTCGTCGTGGTAGAAGCCCGCGGCGCGCTCGTTGCTGTCGATGCTGGACAGGCCGGCGGGCACGTCCCCGGCCAGCCAGTCCGCGTCGCCGCTCTGGAACACCAGCAGCATCTTCTTCGAGCTGGCCTCGATCAGCGTGGCGACCGCGGCCACGTCGTCGGCGTCCCGGCTCGCCAGGGCGACGCCGTAGAAGTCCGGGTCGATGGCGATGCAGGCGGTCAGGCCGTCGTCGTAGCCGTCCGTGTCCGCATCCACGCCGCCCGCCAGGTTCACCGGCGACACCGCGTCGTCGTCGGCGCTGAGGACCGTGGCCCCGGTGCCGCCCGTCTTCACGTCGATGATGTCGTTCGCGCCCGCAAGCGCGGTGATCGCCGTCTCCACGTTGGCGACCGTGCTCACGCCCGGGTCGTAGTGGATGGTGATCGCGGTCCCCGAGCGGGTGATCGTGACGCCCGAGCCGCTGTCCCCCACGAGCTCCACGGTGATGTCGTTGCCCGCCTCGCCGGCCGTGTGGGCCTCCAGCACCGTGTCGAAGGCGCCGGTCCCCACGTCGCCCATGTCCTTGGACGCCTTGACCGCGGCCGCGGTCGTGAGGTCGCAGGCGCCCACCTTGAACGCGGACGGCTTCGGACGCTGGCTGAACACCACGGCCGCGGCGGCGAGCGTGCTGCTCGAGATGTAGCCGGCCGTGTTGTAGGCCAGCGCGTCCTCGTAGCTGGTGAAGGTGGAGACGCCTTCCCCGTCGAGGCTGTTGCTGGCCAGGTCGACCAGCAGCAGCACGGTCCCGAAGCCGGCCTCCTGGAGCGGGCTGGGGTCCAGGGTGACATTGACCGTGATGTTCGGGTTGTGCGTCGTGGTGGGCATCAGGTCTCCGTCGCGGCCTCGATCTCGATCTCGTAGGGGTCGGGATCCCCCTCTCGGTCCTCGAGGAGGACCGCCGCGGAGGCCAGCGCGGCGGGCACCTCGAACCAGGGGTCGCCCCTGAGCGCGTAGGATACCTCAACGTCCCGAGCGTAGCGAGGCTCGCTCGCCGTGTCGAGGATCAGCGCGAGGTTGGTGAGCCCGCCGAGCGGGCGAACGGACAGGCCAGCCGCGTCCAGCAGCTCGCGCACGTCGGGGGAGCCCAGCCGGAGCACCATGCGCTCCAGCCAGCCCGCCGTCGCGGCGCCGAAGCCCTGGAGCGAGACCGTGGACCGGCGCTGCCCGCCGCGCCCGAGGACGGGCTGGCTGGCCGCCTCGAGGGTCAGGTTGGGGTCGGCGGTCTCGGTGCCCAGCTCGCCGGCCAGGGCCGCCACCTGCACCTCGTCGCCCGTGGCGACGGCGTAGACCAGCTCCAGCTCGCACAGGGCGGCGGCCAGGGCGGCGGCCACCTCTTCGGCGCCCTCGCCGGCCTGGGAGGTGTAGGACACCTCCTCGCCGCGCACCGTGAGCGAGTACTCGGTGCCCTCGTCGGCCTCGGCCACGGTGACCAGGTCGCCCAGGTAGGACAGATCCTCGTCCTCGCCCACGGGCAGGTCGGGCGCCGTGATCTTGATCGTGAGGTAGGGCTTCGCCGGGCGCGGCCCCGGCGCGTCCGACGGGATCACCTGCGCGTCCGTGAGCGGGGTCCTCGCCGCGGCGAGCTTCGCCCAGGCGCGCACGGCCTGGAGCACGCGCTCGGCGGTGGTGTCCGGCGCGCTCACTCGCTCTCCAGGGGGGCCAGCAGGAGGGCCTTGTAGTGGGGCAGCACGGCCGTCTCGCGCCCGACCAGCCGCACGGTCCAGACTGTGTCGCCGTCCAGCACCTCGTCGGCGGGCAGGCCGCCCTCCACGTCCAGCACGCGCAGCTCGGTCTTGGTGTAGAGCTTGCGCGCCCGGCTGGCACGCTCGCCCTCGGCCAGCGTCTGGAGGTCGTCCCCGTCCGCCGGCTGGAGCGACCCGTAGATCGGCGTGTCGGTCGACGCGCCAGGCGTGAAGCGGCCGTCGGATCCGCGGGCGCCGGCCGCGTAGCGGCGGCGCACGAGCGCGCGCTGGCCGAGGATCACCTACCCCTCCCGCGCCGCACCTCGTGATCGATGGACTGGCGCAGGCGCCCCTCGTCGATCAGCGTGTGCGAGCTGCCCTTGCGGGCGATGGTGGCCGGGGCGTTGGGTGGGGGGACGCCCGTGTTGATCGTCTGCACCACGTCGCCGGCCAGCTTGAGGCCCACGCGCCCCAGCAGGTCGTCCGTCGTCCCGCGGCCGAGGATGATCTTGTCCAGGCCGGCCGCCAGGGCGCGGCCGATCTCGGTCTTCTGCGCGTCGAAGGTGCTGCGCAGGAAGGACCGCTCGGGGACGTGGCCGTCCTCGGAGCCATACTCGTTGACCGTCGCCACCTCGACCAGCGTGAGGGGGCTCTTGTCCCCGTCCACGCGCGCGGCGCCCTTCTGGCCGCGCACGCCGACCACGACGTGGGCGCCCTTGGCGATGGCCCGGAGGCTGCCCAGGGCGGCCGCGTAGCCGCGGTCGGTGTCCGTGAGGCCGTTGGGCACGGCTACACGCCCAGGTCGACGACGCGGGCGCGCCCGGCCGCCAGGCCGCGGCGCAGCCGCACGAAGGCCCGGCCCCAGATGCTGCCCATGTACAGCGCATCCTCGGCGGACAGGGCGCCCGTCGATGAGCTGGACGCCAGGTCGCCGTAGCTCTCGCTGAGGTCCCCGGCGCCCCGGCTGGTGACCGAGGCGCCGGCCGTGGCGCCGGCCCCGGCGTCGTCGGCCGCGGCGTCGGCCTGGATGGCCTCCCAGGTGAGGTGAGCCGCCAGGTAGGCCACGCCCAGGTTGTAGCGGGCGCCCCACTTGCTGGCCTTGACCTGGCCGCGCGCCACCTCGACGAAGGTGTCCCAGCGCGCGTCGGCGTACATGGCCGCCGCCAGCGCCTCGCCCAGCTCGTCGACGGTCTTCGCCACGGATCAGACCTCCGCGCCCTTCTGGTAGGCGGCGATCTTCTGCTCGCGCACCAGCCCGGCGACGGCCGGCTGGGCCTTGAGCCGCGCCCAGGTCTCCCCGTCCAGCTCAAGCTCGGGCTGGGGCGCGTCGGGGTTGCCGGTGTCCTCGGTCGAGCCGAGCAGGTACTCCTCCATCATGGGGCGGCCCTGCGCGTCGCGCTTGGGGTCGCCGCCCTCCATGATGGGGAGCTCGAAGGTGATCTGGTCGGTGCCGCGGTTGACGACGACGACACGGTGGGTAGCGGGCATGGTCGGAGCCTCCGCGCCCACTGTAGCGCCCCGGCCTGGAAAGCACAACGCCCGCCGGGGCGGCGGGCGTGTCGTCGCGGCGCTGGGCGCCCCGATCAGCCGGCGTTGACCCAGCCGAGGATGTTGTTGCCCACGTCCCGCATGATCACGCCGCCGTGCGACATGTAGGCGAAGGTCGTGTCCTCGAAGCCCAGGGACTGCACCGGGAGGGTCGTGAAGTTCTGCACGACCACGTTGCAGATCCCCAGGCGGTCGCGCCGGTAGAACAGCGCGCCGTCCGTGCCGCCCGGCCCCTTGCCCTGGAGCTCCCATGCGTCCTGGATCTGCTTGATCCCGAGGCTGTTGTTGTCCAGCCAGAACCGCCCGATGGTGGTGTCCGTGTTGGACGACCGCGGCGTGTTCATCAGGTAGTTCTTCACCCGCGTCGAGGTGACGAAGGTGTCCGGCCGCATCCGGCTCTTGCTGCGCTCGGCGGGGAAGTTGCCGAGAGCGTTCAGCGCGGCGATCACGTCGTCGGGGCTGGCGGTTCCGTCGAACGGCGTGGCGACGATCTTCTTGGGGAGCCACTTGTAGTTGAGCACCCCGTAGATCCCGTTGTCGGGGTCGCCGTACCATACCTTCTGGTTGGCGAATTCCATCAGCACGTCGCGAGCGACGCGCAGGAGCTCGGCGACCAGGGCCGTGTTGGCGAAGGCGCTGGAGAGCTGCTCGAAGAGGCTGTACACGAAGCTCGTTACGTAGTGCCGGACGGGGAACTGCTCCTCCTTCTGGCTGAGCTGGACGCGCGGGATCTTGGTCTGGCCGCCCCGGTACACGGCCGCGTCGCCCTCGCTGTAGATGCGGCGGACGGTGTGCGTCCGCGCGCCCACGGGCACGGTCGAGTCGATGGGGAACAGGTCCCAGGCGTTGGGCGTGGGGAAGTCCTCGCGCAGCACGTCCGCGTAGATGTGCTCGAGCTGGCGCGCGAAGTGGAACCCGGCGCTGGCGCTCGCCGCGCCCCCCGCGTCGCGCCGGCTGCCCGCCCGCGCCACCTGCCAGGCGCTGTCCACGCGGCGGGCCGCCTCCGGGTTGGAGGTGCGCAGGTCCGCCACGATGCTGTCGAAGCGCCGCGCGTGCGCCTCGAGCCGCGCCTGGGCCATGGGATTCGCGCCGGCCCGGCCGGAGACCAGCCGGGTCAGCTCGTTGTCGAACCGCTGGCCGAAGCCGACGGGATCGCCGAAGTTGGCCGAGTTGCCGAGGGCACTGGCGACGAGGAGGACTGCGAGGCCGCGCATGGGGAGCTCCGGTGTCGAGAGGGGTGCGGGGTGCGCCCGGCGGGCGCTACGAGCGGTTCAGGGGCGCGGCCAGCGAGACCACGGCGATCTCGTCGGCGTTGCTGTCGCGGGAGGCGCGCTGCCAGCTCGCGCGGTCCAGGCGGACGCGGGTGCTGGAGGTCGCCTTGAAGGGCTTGCCGTTGTCGTCGGTGACGCCCAGCTCGATGTAGACCGGGTCGCCGGCCGAGATGGTCTCGGCGCACTCCAGCCAGATCTCGCCCTTCTTGAAGGTGATCACGCCGCTGTTGGCGGGGTACACCACCTCCTCGCCCGCGACCTCGGTGATCTCCTCGTCCGTGGTGTAGACCGAGAAGCCCACCGCGGCCAGGTTGATGTCCGTGGTGCGGCCGGCGTTGCTGGTCTTCACCGCGGCGCCGGTGTCGCGCCCAGGGCCGAAGCTCACCGAGGTCTTGATGGGCATGCCCGGCTTCTCGCTGGTGAGCGAGAGCGTGTTGGTGCCCGCGTCGTAGGCAAACAGGATCGTGTTGGCGGGCATGATCCCGTTGCCGGCGGTCACCACGGCCGCGCCGCTGGTGTCCAGGTCGGTCGCCATGGTGTAATCGACCTGGTAGTCCTCGCCCTCGACGGTGGCCTTGACGCGGATGATCACGCCGTCGTCGTAGGTGAGGACGTAGCTGTCCACCTGCGCCGTGAAGAAGGCGCTCTTGGCCTTCACGCCCAGCTCGTTGGCCTCGTCGTCCTGGTAGCCGCCGCTCACCATGAGCCGCCCGAACTCGACGGGCGCGGCCGCGGCGGCCGGCTGCGTGGTGCTCTGGCTGAGCTTGGCGTCCAGCTCGTCGATCACGAAGCTCTCGCCCGGGTACTGGCTGGTGAAGGTGACCGTGTCCACGCCGTCGCTCGAGGCGGTCACCTGCCCGTACACCATGGGGTCGCCGTTGGCGGCGGCCTCCAGCCCGTCGGCGATCTCGATGGCCGAGGTCGCGCCGTCGGCCTGGTAGCTGATCGTGACGCCGTTCACGTCCAGCTCGTACAGGTGGCCGTTGGTGACCGTGTCTACGGTGACCTCGGTGATCTGCGTCGCCTGCGGATCCTTGTTGATCAGGGTGGTGCAGTCGTCGAGGTAGTTGGCATGGACGGGCATGCCGATGAGCGCCTGGAGGCGACGGGCGCGGACGTCCTGGGCGCGCTGGCTGATAGACATGGTGAGCTCCGAGCGGGAGAGGGTTGGCGGCGGGCTGGGGCCCGCCCAGGATCAGGCGCGGGCGCCGGTGCCGTGGCGCTGTTCGAAGCGCCGCTTGAGGGTCTCGGCCATGGGGTCGGCGCTGGGGTCCTCGCCGCCGCCGCCGCGAGCGTCGCGGCGCGTGCCGTCCCCCTCGCCGCCGCGGTCGGCCGCGGTGTTCGTCTCGAAGTCCGCGCCCAGGCCCGCGTAGGGGTCGACCGTGCCGCCGCCGTCGCGGCGCGCGCCGTCGTCCAGCATGTCCACCGCGGCGCGGATGTACTCGTCCGAGGCGTCCTTGCGCGTGGCCGGGTTGGCCGCCTGCGCCACGGCGCGCCGGAGCGCGCGGCCGCCCATCTTCGCCACGGCCTTGTCGTCCAGCCGGTAGCGCTGGGCGAGGCTGTCCAGCCGGCGGCGCTCGCCAGCGGTGCGCGCGACAACCTTGCGGATCGCGTCCTGCTTGCGGGCCTCGGCCTGGGCCTCGGGCGCGAGCGCGCCCATCGCGGCCGAGTCGGTCACGTCCACGGGGTCGGCCTCCATGGCGCCCTCGATCTGGTCGGGCACGGACGGCGCGCTGGCGCTGGCCGCCTCGATGGCGGTGAGCTTCGCCTTCTGCGCGGCCAGCTCGGCCTCCAGGGCGGCGATCTTGGCGCGCAGGTCCGCGACCGACGCGGCCGGGGTGGCCTCGCTGATCGCGGTCTGCATCTCGGCCACCTTGGCCGCGGCCTCCTCGAGCGCCGTGTCCTCGGCGTCCAGGCGCCGGTAGGTGGGGCCGAGGATCAGGGTCAGGAGCCGGACGAGGCTGGGCTTCATGGTCTCTCCGCGGTCGGTGATCTGTGCGGCGCTGTCTCGGCGGATGGCCGCGCCCTCTCCGGCGCGCGCCCGGCCGGTGAGCGCCAGGTGGTTGTAGACGCGGTCGCGCTGGACCGCGTCGTAGGGGCCGAGGACGGGATCAACGCCGGGGGTGGCGTCGATGCGGCACTTGTAGCCCATGGACAGCTCGTTCAGGCCGCGCTTCCACGCCTGCACGGCGTCCACGCGCTTGATCGCTATGTCCACGATCACGTAGCCGCCCTCGCCCACGAACACCTTGGAGCCGAGGTCTCCTACCGCGTACTCCATGACGTTGTCGGGGCCTACGTCTACGTCCTCGGGCGGGTGCTCCAGGGTGAGGGCCTTGCGCCCCAGCGTCGCCAGGCTCTCGGGGCGGTGCAGCTCCTCGGCCGGGATCAGCTCGCGTACCACGGCGCCGTCGCCGCGCCGGTACTGGAGCACGCACGGGCGGCCGGCGCGGCCCTGGCAGAGCACGAAGCCCTCGGCGGTGAGGTGCGGCGACATGAGCTCGCCCACGGGGATCGCGTCATACCGCCACACGCGCCCGTCCCCAGCCTCGCCCTCGTCGCGGCGGGAGACGTGATCGGCGGTGGTGACGAGAGGATCGCGCATGATCGCCGCCAGCGTAGGTCGGCGATGGTCGCGCGTCAAGATCGCGATCCGCGATCAGTCGTCCAGGATGGGGATCGCAACGCACCTGCACTGGTAGTCCTGGCCCGGGTGGCCGACCGACGGGGGCTTCGCCCAGGCGAAGATCTTGCCCTCGAGGACGCGGTGCGTGGGCCGCACGCGCTCGTCGAGCGACGTGGACCAGCGGTAGCGCAGCACGCCGAGGGCGGTCTGGCGCTGCTGCGTGATCTGGCCGTTCAGCTTGGCGATCTGGTCGCGGGCGATGAACTTCGCCCGGCTGCGCGACACCTCGTAGCGCTCGCGCAGCAGGCCGGCGATCTCGCGCGTGGTCCTCCCCTCGCGCACCGCGCCCACGATCACGTCGCGGATCTGGTCGAAGTACTCCGCGTCGATGCTGGTGATCAGCCCAGCATTTTCGCCAGCCCAGCTCGTATAGAGGTCCAGCAGGCCGCGCGTCTTGAACACGTCCACGGCCGGCGCGGTGGGGATGACCCTGGACTGCTCCCGCGTCGTGAAGAGGTCCACCTGGGCGGCGGTGGCGCGCAGCTTGTCCTCGTCGACCGGGTAGGCCGCGGCGTGCGCGACGCGCACCTGGTCCACCACGCGCACCAGCCGCGCGAGGTCGCTGGCGGCGCTGTCCTGGCGCGCGGCCGCGGCGCGCTCGTCGATCCCCGGGCTGGCGGCCAGGGCGCGCAGCATGGCCTCGTGCAGCAGCTCGGAGGCGCCGTGCGTGCGGCGCAGGAGGTCGCGCTGGTAGCGGGCCTCGAGCGCGCTGGGGAACAGCGGCCGCCCGCCGGGCACGGGGCCTCGGGCGGCGTCGCTGCGCGGGGCCAGCCCGAGCACGGCCTATCGCTTGCGGGGCGTGGGGGGCTTGGCGGCGGGGTCCTCGCCCAGCTCGTCCAGCGGGTCGCCGCCGCCCTGGTCCTGCGCCGCGGCCTCCAGGCCGGCACGCCCGGCCTCCGCCTGCTGCGCCGCGAGCTGCTCGGCCGCCTCCCGCTCGGCCCTGGCACGCTCGCGCTCCGCCTCCTCGGCGGCCGCGGCCTCCAGGCGGGCACGCTCCCGGGCGGCGATAGCCTCGCCCTCCGTCCGCGCCAGCTCCTCCTCGCGGGAGCGCCAGCGGGCCTCGGCCTGGGCCTCGTGCGCCGCCGCCATGCGCAGGCCGGCCACCTCGACCAGCGCGGTCACCACGGCGGCGGGGTCCACGGGCTGGCCGAGCGTAGCCTTGATCGCCTTCTCGGCCTCGCGGCCGGCGCTCACCAGCTCGTCCTCGGTGGTCCTGTCCAGGACGTCGACGCCGGCCTTCGCCGCCGCCAGGAGCGCCAGGGCGATGATCGTGGCGCCGAGCTGGTGCGGCCCGTAGCCGAGGCGCTTGCAGACGCGCGATCCGACCGCGAGGCGGTCGCGCAGGGAGGGGACGACGGGGGCGGCGGGGCGGTCGTGGTTGGGCATGGGGGCTCTCCGCGCAGGTGTGCGACGACACGATAGCCCGCTGGGGCGGCCGCGCGCCAGCCCAACGGCGAGCGCCCCGCCGAACCGAAGTCCGACGGGGCGCCGACAACCTGCGTGTAGTCCCCGGGGTATCGCCCGACCCTTGACGACCGCCGGAAGCGCTCGTGCTGGCGAAGCCAGCTCGGGAGGTCCACCTGACAGGCCGGTTGCCCGCCTGCCCGGGGAGGCAGCTTCTTCGCGCGGGCCGGGGCTGCTGGCCCTGGGGGTTCCCGCGCTTCTGCGCCTCTCTGCTACAGCGTTGAAAAGAGCTGGTACGCCAGCGGAGCCTCAATGGGGCCCGGCCCAGGTGGCGGCCGGGAGTAGGATGCGCACCTGCCCCCAGGGTAGCGCGGGCGCCGCCATGGCGCAAGTCGGTCGATCAGCTCCCCGTCGAGAACCAGGCCCGGGGCGCCTTGCCCATGGGGTCGGCCTGCGTGGCCCGGTAGATGCGGATCGCGGTGGCCTCGAGCCAGAACTGCGCGTTGGGCGGGGTGTTGCCGAAGCTCACCCGGTCGCGGACCTCCGGGCTGGGGATGTCGAGGTAGCCGCGCGTGAAGGCCGCGTAGCCGTGGCGGGGCAGGCACTTCGCGACCGCCTGGACTGTGCGGCCGCCCAGGCGGTCGAACATGATCAGCTCGGTCTCCTTGACCGCGTCGATGGCCTCGCCCTGGGAGGTGAGCGTGGCGCGGCCGACCTCGACCTGGTCCGGCTCGACGCGGGCGTTGGGCGGGCCGCTGGCCTCGGGGATCTGCGTGATCTTCGCCGTGCGCACCTTGCGCCAGCCCTGCTCGCGCAGGCCCATCTCGCACACGCGGTCGCCGTCGGCGTTGACCACGATCACCTCCATCTCCCGCCGGACGAGGCCGGCGAGGTCCGCCTGCTGGGCGAGCTGGCTGAAGGTGCCGAGGCGCGCGCCCACGCGCTCCTCCACCTTGGCGTCGATGCTGGCCTCGATGCGCTTCTTGGTGCCGGCAGTCGCCGCGAGGGCGCCAGCGCCGAGGCTGATCAGGGTGACGAGAGCGGAGGCCCAGGGCGGAAGGCCCGCCGCGCCGCCGTCGTCCGCGAGCGCGCTGGTCGGGACGGAGAGGAGGGCGAGGGTCAGGATGACAGAGCGGATCATGGCAGTCTCCAACGGGAGGAAGTTGGTCGGGGGAAGAAGGGGGAGCTGGTCGGCAGCTCCCGCACCGAGGGGCTTTACACGGCAGCCCCCGACGTTCACCTCCCCGCCAGACTCGGAGAGGGCTTGCGCGCCGGCCCGGCGGCTGTCTGGTAGGACCGCCGGGGAAAATCAGAGCATCGGCACCTCGCTACTCCATGGCCCCAGCGGGCCGGGTGTGATCAGGATCAGTGCGTGTGCCCGGTCTCCCAGCAGCGCGTCCCGCGCCGCACGTACTCGCCGCACTCCTCGCACTCGTAGGTCCCGGCGGGCGCGCGGCTGGTGTTGCCGTGTGCGTTGCGCCGGCCGCCCGAGCTGCTGCTGGAGGCGCCGCGGGTCTCGATCACGGAGCAGATCGCGACGCCGTTGCCGGACCACACGACCTTGTCCACCGTCTCGACCTTGCTGGAGCCGTCGCGCTTGGTGACCGTGATGCGGTCGCCGGGCTTGGCGCTGCCCTGGACCTTGATTCCCCAGGAGCCGTCGCGGAGCTTGTTGTAGGAGGCGGAAGCGGTGGCGGGCATGGTCGTTCTCCTGCGCGGCGTCCTCGCCGCTGGTGAACGACATATACGCCACGGTGGCGACGCGCGCAAGGCTGCAATCGCCACCACGGCGAAAATAGTTGATCCGCTACCGCGCGGCGCTGCTGCTCACAACGTCCTCGCTCCCACGGGACAACGCCACGCGCGCCACGGTGCCCAGGCTGGGGGGCACGGCCAGCGCCTGCAGGCCGCGGCGCTGCTCCTCGGTGAGCCCGGACACGAAGCCGAGCGTCGCGTGGGCGCGGTAGCCGCCCGGCGGCGGGTCCACGGCGATCCAGCGCGCGCAGCTCGCGGCGAGGCCCTGGTGCGCGGCGTCCATGGCCGGCGCGTCCAGCGCCAGCACGACCACGGTGCGGCCGTCCTCGGTGGGCCAGAGCTCAAGGCCGCGCACCAACAGGGGCGAGCCCAGCATGAGGCGGGCCTGCTGGCCGGTCTGGTAGGCCAGGGGCACCGCGGCGCGCTCGGGCACGGGCCCGAAGAACAGGGCGGTGACGTGCCCGCGCACCAGCCGGCCGCTCTCGGGCCGGTAGCCCTGGAGAGGCACCACGGCCTCGACGGCGGCCTGGGCGGCCCTCCACGCCGCCATGTCGCTCGGCTCGGCGTAGATATAGGCCGTCCGCTCGCCGGGCAGCGCGTCGCGGTGCGGCGTGCCCTCGTCGGTGGGCGCTGGGCTGGGCTGGGGCTGCCCGCCGCCGCCCGCCCCAGCACCGGGGTTGCCGCCCGCCGCCTCAAGCTCCGCCTGGCGCTGGCGTGCGGCCGCGAGCTGGGCGGCGTCCTCGGCCTCGGGGTCGTAGGGGAGCAGCTCCGTCCGGTAGCCGGCGGGCCCGTAGCGGCTGCGCGCGATGTGCTCGGGCGGGAGGATCCCGGCCTGGACGCGGGTGGCGTCGGCCTGGGCCTGCACCAGCTCGAGGTCGGCCTGGGCCTTCTCGGTCAGCTCGTCGAGGGGCAGGTAGACGATCTTCCACTTCGCCGGCTCGACGCCGTGCGTGACGCCCTCGCTGGACAGGTAGAGGCCCCGGTAGAGGTAGGTCAGGGGATCGTCGAGGTTGTCGTGCTGCCAGGCGGCGACCACGTTGGCCCACAGGGGCCGATGCGTGGCGCCAGCGTCCCCGCCCAGGACGCCGGCCGTGTCGCCGAACCAGACCGTCTGAGGGAGGGCGGAGACCGCGGCCAGCGCGTCGCGGCTGTTGGCGTCCAGGTTCTCGTAGCCGGACATTGGCGTGGACAGGCTCTCGAAGGTCTCGCCGTCCCCGATCAGCACGAGGTTGTTCAGGGACTTGCTCTTGGCGAGCATCTTCATCCGCATCTCGAAGAGATCCGCCTGATCGCTGGTAGACAGCGACGCCAGCCCCTCGATCTTGACGACGTTCAGCTTCAGCTCCTGCGCGATCAGCGCTCCGGCCTGATCGATGCTGGTCTTGTTGCGGACCTGGTCCCACACGGCCTCCAGGATGCTGTCGTCGAAGCCCTGGTTGACCAGCCGGATCGTCGCGGGCAGCTTGCGCCCGCCGAAGTACAGGATCCGCGTGTGGTGGACGATCCGGCCGCCCGCCAGGACGCCGTTGGCGTTGGGGCTCACCTGCCAGAGCCGCGGGTGGCGGAAGCGCGGGGAGCGCAGGTCGCTCTCATAGACGAAGGGCTGCGCCTCGCTGGGGTCCATGACGACCAGGTTCAGGACGCGCCGCACCCTGCTCCAGTCGAGGGGGGTGCGCAGCACGTCGCCGGGGCGGTCCTGGAGCTCCGGTGGCACGTCCTCGTCCACCACGATCAGGATCACGGCGCCGCCGTAGAGCCGCGCCCAGGTGGTGGCCTCGCGCACCGCGCCCGGGATCCCGAGGCGCTTGTCCTCCGCCTCCATGAGCGCGACGTTGGGCGTGCCGTCGTCGATCCGCCAGCCCTTGCGCGTGGCCTCCTCGGGCAGGATCGTCACGAAGCGCGTCGCGTAGCCGTTGAACCGGAACAGGCTCGTAAGCTCGGTGAAGTCCAGGGGCATGCGCGTGCGGTCGGGCCGCCCGGCCGTGCCCTTGTCGTTGCTCCCGCCCAGCCCGGACAGGGCGTTGACGATGCTGTCGTAGCGCCGCGCGATCTGGCGGATCGCCCGGATCGCCCACCGCTCGCCCGGCGCTGGCGTGCCGCCGCGCTCGGCGGCGTCTCGGCGCGTGGGCCGCTTGGCGGGCAGCGCTGGGAGCAGCTCGCCGTCCGGGCCCGTGGGCGGCGGCGGAGCTGGAGCGGGGGCAGCAGGGGGCGGCGCGTCGCGGCGGCGGCGGAAGGGGGCGGTCAGGCGGTCCCACAGGCCCATGTTCACCTCGGGCCCGATCCTACCCGCTGGCGCGCCTGCGCGCTCCCCGGACTACGCCGCGTCGACGATGGTCTCGGCGCAGAGCAGCTCGACCTTGTTGATCGTGAGCGCGCTGGTGAGCGCCGCGTCGACGGTCACCAGCAGCTCCACCTCGCCCTCGGACAGGTACACTGGCGTCCCGAAGGTGGCGGTCAGGGTGTGCTCCCCGATGGCCTTTCTCTCGCCCGTGGTGTCGTGGGCCGCGTCGTAGGTGACCGTCCCCAGGCTGGTCGCGGCGGCGACGGCCGCGCCCGTGGCTGGCATGATCGAGAACGCGCCAGAGACGGTCAGATCGTTCAGGTCGGCGGTCTCGACCTTGTATTTGATCCGGCAGCCCGTGATCTTGAGGCCCTTGCTGGCCGTGGTGCGCTGGCGCAGCGTGGTCGCGCGGAAAGCCACGGCCTCGGTCGCGGCGCCGGCCGTGCGGGTGAGCACGTAGACCGCAGCGCCGACGCGGGTGAGCGTCCACACGCCCGACACGTCCACGCGCTGGGCGAGGTCCATGCCCACGACTACGTCGGTGTTCTCCGCCACGATGGCCGCCAGCTCGGCGATCACGGCGGCCAGGTCCAGGTCCTGGTCGGGCAGGTAGAGGATCCGCGTCTGGCCGGCGGTCACGTTGCCCGCGTCCAGCCGGCCGCGCTTGGTGGGCGCGACGGGGTCCACCACGATCAGGTCCACGTCGGGGAAGGTCTGCACCGCGGCCCAGGTGCTGGCCGTGGCGAGGATCGTGGACAGCGCGAGCGCGAGGCTGGTGAACTTCGCGGGGACGCCGTTGGTGCCCGCGACCCAGATGCAGCCCAGGACCGTGTCCTGGACGATGGTGCCGGGCACCAGCGCGGACAGGCCGGCGGGGTCCTCGCTGGCGCGGGTGTCCGGCGAGCTGTCGATGGCGGTGGCGAGGTAGCGGCCCTGCGAGTCGGGCAGCCAGGCGACGAAGCGGGGACGGGCGATGGGCGCGGGTCCGCGCTCTGGAGCGGGCATGGTCACGAGGCACCTCCGAGGGGTGCAGCGTACACCGTGCAGGATGATCGGTCCAGCGGCGATCAGCGCATGGCGGCGATCACTGCCCGCTGATCACTGGTCAGCTCTGGCGGGATCACTTCGTAGCACTTCTGATCGGTGAGCGAGCCGTTGGGCCGCCGGATGCAGCGTCGGAACTGCGCCGACACGCGGCCGCCCAGCTTCGGCAGCACGCGGTCGTAGAGCTGCTCGGCGGGGTTGCCCACCACGACCGACCACGCCACGCGCTCGAAGCCGTAGTCGAGCACCAGCCCAGCAACGAAGCGCACCAGGTCGCGGGAGAACAGCAGCCCGCTCCGCTGGCCGGCGCCACGGAAGGCCAGGGCGGACAGGTCGCGTACCTGGCGCACCTCGCGGTCCACCTGCGCGGCGAGGTAGCCGCCCACCACGCCGCCGCCGACCGAGACGCGCTGGATCGTGCTCCACTCGTTCTCGGCCACCTCCAGCTTGTAGTCGGCGAAGCCGCCCAGCGTGTAGTAGGCCGCGCGCGGCTCGGTGAGCGCGCGGGCGTAGAGGTCGGGCAGGACGGCGCGGTGGAGGTAGGCGGGCTCGAGCATGGTGAGGATCCTGGGGGCTGGGGGTTGAGACAGGGAAGGCCCGCGCGCGGCGGGCCTCGTGCTGGGGGCGGCGGCGATCAGCCCGCCTCGGCCCGCACCAGCGCCGCGACGTCGGCCTGCCCGCCACGCTCGAGGGCCTCGGCGATGGCGACGCGCAGGAAGGCGATCCGGCTGGGGAAGCCGAGGGCGCGCCACGCGGCGTCCAGCGCGTCCACGGTCGGGCGCTCCATGGCGAGGGGCAGCACGGGCCGGTCGATCCCCGCGGCGCGGCGCTGGGCGGCCCGGCTGGGCTCGCGGGGGGCTTTCTCGGCCTCGGCCTTGGGGGCGCGCGGCTGGCGCTCCGGCCTCGGCTCGGCGGGCGCCTGCTGGGCCGCCGCGCGGGGCTGGACGGGGCCGAGCGTGATCGCGCCCTTGGTGGCCTCGCGGATCTTCCACACGAGGTATCCCTTGTCCGTGCTGCCCGTGTCGCGGCCCACGGCCTGGGGGTACAGCTCGCGCAGGGCCTCGACGCTGAGCTTGCCGAGGGTCTTCACGCCGCGGGCCTCGAGGAAGGCGGCCACGGTGGCGTGGGCCTGGGCGGCGAGGTCGGCGGGCTGGTCCTCGCCCAGAGCGGCGGCGATCATGTCGTCCTCGTGGACGCGGCTGATGATCAGCAAGGCGTCCGCGGGGGCGGGCGGGAGCTGCGCCACGGGCTCATCGGCGCGCGGATCGTCGATCACGATCTCGCCGAGGTCGCTGAGCAGCACCACGCCCTCGGGCTCCATGCCCGGCCGGTAGTGCAGGATCACGTCCTGGCCGGCGAAGGCGGCGAGGTCCGAGCCGTCGCCCACGCCGTGCGCGACCAGATCGTAGTCGGCGGCCTGCTGCGCGTCGGCCTCGGCGGCGGCCAGCTCGGCCTCCGAGTACTCCCGCTCGTCGGTGGGGCTCGCGGGCGCGTTGGCGGCCCACTCCTCCATCGCCTGCACCAGCTCCGGGCTCGCGCCGGCCTCGACCGCCACCTGGGCGATCACGGGCAGCGGGTCGCCGCCAGCGGCCTCGAGCGCGGCGGCGCGCTGGTCGGAGGCGGCCTGGAGCGCGCCCAGCTCGTCCTCGCTGGCGCCGCCGGCCGCGCCGCGCACCACCTGGCGCTCGGCCTGCAGGAGCTGCTCGGCCAGCTCCGCGCGCTCGGCGTCGAGGCGGGCCTGGCCCTCCAGGATCTGGCGGCGCAGGTAGGTCGCGTTCGGGCTCTTGGGGCGGATCCCGAAGATGTCCATGTAGAGCTTGTAAAGCTCGCTGGGGCTGAGGGGGGCCAGGGTCTCGGCGGTATAGCAGATCGGGGTGGCGTTCATGGTCGGGGCTCCTTCGGGGTGCTGAGGTTCGGCCGCTGGTCAGGCGGCGCGCAGGTAGCGGATCGTAGCGAGGCCCATCTGGCTACCGATGCGCCGCACGAGCCCGCCCGCCACGGCCGCGTCGATCTCGCCCTGCGTCCAGCCGAGGTCGAGGATCGCTCGCTCGGGGCAGTTGGCGGTCTTGCGGATCATGGCGATCAGGTTGGCGGTGCTGTAGGCCATGGTATTCGCTCCAGGTGGACAACCAATAGCGCCGCCATGGCGCGGCCGCAAGTCGGAATGTCGCCAGCCCGGAGAGATTCTTTAGCCAGCGACGAAGAGCCGCGCCTGTCGCCGGTCCTCGGGCCGCACGTCCACGGGGCTCAGATCGACCGCCCCGTTGACCGTGATCCACTCGCGGCCCTTCACCACGCCGCTGTAGCGGCTCGTGAGGTCGTAGCTGCGCCAGCCGGGCCCGAGGTCGCCGGCCAGCGGGCCGCCCTCGCAGATCACCACGCGGGCCCGCGCGCGCGCCAGCTCGTCGGCCATGGCGAGCGTCTCGGACAGCGGGCAGTCCTGCCCGTAGCCGGTGCGGTCGCGATCCTGGTCGCCGTCGCGGTGGTAGGGCGGGTCCAGCAGCACGCGGGCCCGCGGCCCCAGCTCGCGCGCCAGCCAGAACGCCTCCTGGACGCGGCCGTGCAGGACCGCCGTGCTGGGCCATGGCGCGCCGGCCAGGGCCTCCACGCGGCCGGCGACGCGGGGCAGGTGGAGGCGGCTGGTGAAGCCGCGCGCCACGGCACCGCGGGAGAGGTGCGCGTAGCCGTAGGTCCGCCAGCCGTGGTCCTGGAGCTCGACCGGGCGGCCGCGCGCCGAGCCCGTCTGGAGCACCAGCCAGGAGGCGATCAGCTCCCCGAAGGCGGGGTCGCCGCTCGGCCACGCCGCGCCCCCCAGCAGCTCCACGCGCTCGGCGAGGGTCTCGGTGCGGACGATCCCCCGCGCGCGCCTGGGCACGCCGCGCCCCTTCTCGGTGGCGACGCGGGGCACGCCGCGGCCGTCGCACATGGTCCAGCCCTCGGACGCGCTGCGCAGGGTGTCCCGCTCCCGCGGCTCCTGGGGGCCGCCCTGGCCGTGCTGCGCCAGCCAGCGCCCATCGTCGGGCCCCGGCCCATTCTGGCCCGCGGCGAACTCTCGGCCCGCGCTGTTCATCATGCGCCAGCCGTCGATAGTGCCGTCGCGGCGGCGACGATCCTGCTTCGGCTCGTCGTGCGTGGCCGAGGTCTCGCCGATGACGTGCTCGCGCCCGCCGCGGGCGTGGCCCATGCGCCAGGCGTCCAGGCGCTCCGGCCGTCCATTGTTGGAGCCGTCGCCCTGCTGGCCGACGATGGTGTCGCGGCGGCCGCCGCTCTGCCCCTTCCTCCAGCCGCTGTCGCGCTCGCCGGCCTGCTTCACGCGGCCCTCGACCGCCTGCGACCAGCGTGCCTCGTCCCACCACATGGCCGCGCCCGAGGCCGACCGCGCCTGCAGCCAGAGCTGCTGAGAGACGCGCGCCGCCAGGTCGGCGCGCGGGGGCTGGGAGGCCAGCCACGCCCACAGGTCGGAGGCGTCCGGCCCGCCGCCCGGCGTCCTGGCGCGCTGGCACACGGGGCAGCCGTCGGAGGCTGCGCCCTCGCAGGCCGGGCAGGTGCTGGCCCAGCGGCGCAGCACGGCCACCACGGCGGCGCGCGTGGGCTCGTCCAGCAGGGCGGGCCAGACCCAGCCCCAGGGCCCGGCGTCGCACAGCAGCAGGCCGCCCAGGGTGGGGCGGTCGCCGAGCTCGAGCGCGCAGGCCAGCTCACCAGCGACGCGGCGCTTCGCCCCCAGCCAGGACACCAGGTCCAGGGGCAGGCCGAGGCACCAGCGCGAGACCGCCGCGGTGCCCGCGTACAGCTCGCACAGGACGGGCGGGCCGGCGATCACCCCTCGCGCCCGATGGAGACCAGCTCGGCCACCTTGTAGCCGCCGGGCTCGATGACGATCCAGGCCGCGTCGTCGTCCTCGGGGTGCGGCGAGCGCGCCCAGGCGACCTCCGCGTATAGCCCGTCGGGCCGCTGGTCGTGGATGCTGAACGTGTCGGCGTCCAGCGCCTCGACAACGACGTGGGGCCGGCCGGCGCCAGCGAAGGCCAGGCCGATCAGCTCGGCGGCGTTCTCCGGGTTGCTGGTCCAGTCCAGGATCTCGGCGATCACGGAGGCCAGGGCGGCCTCCAGTTGGGCAGGCTTGACGCCGGCCAGCTTGGCCGCGCATTCCTCGGGGGTCATGGTCGGATCCTCGCGCGCCCGCGTGGGTTGGTCGGGGCGGGCGCGTCCCCCATGATTACGCCACGGCGGCGCCGTGCGCAAGTCGGAAGGCTCCGCGTCGGCGATCAGCGCAGGAGGCGGGGCCTGCGCTTCGCCAGCCACGCCAGCGCGCGCCGGTGCCAGGGCGTCGGGTCCACGATCACCAGCAGCGCCAGCTTCTGCACGCTGGCCGAGAGGGCGGCCACGAGCTGGTCGTGGGGAATGTCGCTCTCCCCGAACAGCCAGAGCGCCACGTCGTCGGGCAGCGCGGTCAGCAGCGCGCGCTCGCACGCGGCGTCGCCCTGGGCAGCGACCAGGCGCACGGCCACCACGACCGCCTCCACCTCCTCGGCCTCCAGGATCCGGCTCGTGCGGTGTAGCGGCGGGGTTGCCCGCGCGAGGAAGATCCGCCACTTCGCCACGATGCTCCCGGCCGCTACCACGGCGTCGGGGCACAGCGCGCAGTCCACCTTGTCTCCGCCCACGGCGCCCTCCATCTCCAGGCCGACGATGATCGTGGTCAGGGTCTCCCGTAGCACGGCGGCCGCGCCGGGGTCCTGGCGGGCCACGCGCTCGATCACGGGCACCAGCGCCCACAGCAGCCGGATCACCTCCAGGCGGCCGGAGCTGAGGGCCTCGCGGGCGTCGCGCGCGCGGTCCAGGACGCGCGCGAGGTCGTCCCGATCCCCGTCGCCGCTCACGCCCCCCGGCCCAGCTCGCGGGCCCCCCGTCGGCTCGGGCACGGCGGCGGGCTGGCTGGCGCTGGGGGCGGTCGTGGCATGGTCGGTCTCCTGCTCGCCCAGCATACACCGGCCCGACGCTGGCGGGCAGATCGGGGCCGCGGTAGATCTCCGGCGCGCGGATCCCGCGCCCGCGTGGAGAGCCTCGGCCCCGAGCGCTCCACGGCCCAGCGGAAAGCGGGGCCCCAGCTACTCCGCCGCCAGACGCCGGAGCCGCTCCCCCTGGGCGGCGTGCCAGCGGCGCAGGTGGATCACGCGCATGTCCAGCGTGCAGGACACCCGCTCGCCCATGACCGCCGAGGCGTTGCTGGCCTGCCAGGACGCCGCCTTGTCCCAGGCCATGGAGTCAATGCTCTGCACGCGGCCGGCCAGTCGCCCCAGCTTGGACAGGGCCTCGCCCTTCACGCCGAACAGGTGGAGGCGGACGTGGGCGGGCAGCGCCTCGTCCAGGGCCTCCAGCACGGGCAGCAGGCCCTCGGGGCCGCCGACGGCGCGGGTGCAGACCGAGCCCACGCCGACCAGCTCGGGCAGGCCCGTCCGGTCGCGGTGCCAGGTCGCGCCGCACCACTCGTCGCCGGACGGGCAGGTGCAGGGGTCTACGGCGTCGGCCGCGGCCGCGAGCTGCTCCGCGCACAGCACGTAGTCCTCGGGGCGCCGGCCCTGGAGGATGGGCATGGGGTCGCGCGCCTGGCTCTCGCCCTCGCGCCGCCACGCCTCCAGCAGCTCGCGGGCGTCGCGGTAGCCCTCGACGGTGAGCGCGATCCGCCGCTCGACCTCGGCCCGGTTCCCTGCGATCTGCCTCTCGCAGCAGTAGTCCGGCGCGCTCCACCACTCCATCGGCGAGGGCAGGGCGCAGCGCACGGGATCGTCGTCGGCGTCCTCCTCGTCGTCGCCGGGGAAGTTGAGGACGACCTGCTCCACATAGTCGCCGATTGTCCAGCGGTAGCCGCCGAACCGGGCCATGGCGACGAAGCCGGCGCTGTCCAGGGCTGCACCCACCGTCCAGGCGGTGAGCGGGAGGCGGCGGAAGCCGCCCTCGGCCTCGCGGTACAGGCTGCCCATGCTGATCAGCACCGGCGCCCCCAGCGCGCGGACGGCGTGGAGGAAGGGGTGGTCGGCCTCGTGCGTGAGGTAGGGCAGGCCGACGCGCACCTGGGGCAGCGGGGCGGCCTTCACCAGCGCCTCGGGTTCACCAGCCAGCGGCGGATCCGGCTGCGCCTGGGCAGGTGGTGGATCAGCGCCAGCTCGACGGGGAAGGCGACGACGAACCACGCGGCGGACAGGCGCCCGCCGCCGCCCCAGCGGGCCAGCGCGTAGGCCAGCGTCACGCCGCCCCACCACAGGCGCAGGCGGTTCACTCCAGGCGCCCCGCCGGCAGCCCCAGCGCCGCCAAGGTGAGCTCGTGGAACTCCAGGGCCTCGTAGCCGCGCCAAGCCGGGGACGCCTGGGCGGGGCCGTCGGCGCGCTCCTGGTAGAGATAGACGCGCTGCACCCCGGCCGCCAGCATGAGCTTCGAGCACTCCACGCAGCTCGGGCCCCCGCTGGGCACCAGCGCGCCGGCCTCGTCGACCTTCGCGTGGACGACCTCGAGGACGGGCGCCCTGGGCCTCGCCCTGGCGCGGTCCAGCGCCCATAGGAGGGCGCGCTGCTCGGCGTGGACGGCCACGCGGGGGCATGCGGCCCGGCAGGCCGCGTCCCTGGTGCAGACCAGCGGGCTCGGCGGCCCGTTGCTGGCGCTGGCGACCACGCGGCCGCCCTCCCACTCGCGGTCGATGATCGCCACGCCGCGGCGGGATTTCGCGCAGGGCGAGGTCCGCGCGGCGGCGACGGCGGCCTGGACCGCCTCGTGCAGAGCGTGGTCGACGGGGCTCACGCGGCCGCCTTCTTGGGCTTGAGGTGCTCGGGGATCGGCTCGCCCTTGCGCCAGTTGCCCTCGCCGTCCAGGTCGTACCAGAAGAAGGGCTCGATCCCCTCCTCTCCCACGTAGCCGACCTTGAGCCGGTACCGCTCGGCCCGCCCGTCCCAGTAGCGGATCGCGATGATCCCCTTGTCGGCCGCGGCGACCTTCTCGGTCGCGAGGGCCAGCGGGTGCTCACCCGTGGCGCTGGCCTGCCCGCCGTCGCCCGTGGCGCTGGCCTGCCCGCGGACGCCCGTGGCGCTGGCCTGCCCGCCGTAGCCCGTGGCGCTGGCCTGCCCGCGGACGCCCGTGGCGCTGGCCTGCCCGC